GCAACTTCAATCCAACCAATTTGCGTAGTATCAGATCCAGACACTTCGTAGTAGTCTTTTAAGATAATATGCTTATTAGAGTGAGATTTAAACTTAGGAGCGTTAGCAGCAGATCTACCATCAGTTCCTTTTTCAAATTCAGAACCAATAACTAATACTCTAACTAACTCAGAAGTAGTAGCAGTAGAACCTAAAGCAGTAGCCATGTTAGCAGCACCATAAGCGATAACTGTAAACTCAGCTTCGTTATCAGTATCTTCGTTAATGTGAGAAACGTAACCTTTAGCTGTAGCATTAGCAACAGACATAATTACCATATCACCAACTCTTAAACCGTGATTAGTACCAACAGCGTTACCATCGATATCATTTTCTATTTCGTAAGTATCGTTACTGTCTTTATACTTAGCTGTATAAGCTAAATGTAATCTACCTTGCTCTGACCATATAACTCTATCAGAAGTAGAAGGCTCTTCAGCTCCAACTTGAGCTAAAAATCCTGCGATTGTTCTTTTACCATAAACCTCAGCTTCTTTTTCCATAAGGTCTGGTAAGTATTGTTGTGCCCATCCTTCAGTATCAGTTGATGTAAAGTCTACATAGTTGGACGACAACGCTTGTTTTCTAGGAGCAGCATCTATACCACTCGCACTTGTAATTGCCATAATTTTGTAATTTTAAATGTTATTTATTGTTTTTAATTTTAAACTTAAAATCAGAAGAATCACTACCTAACACTTTAAACTTTAACCCACCAGCTTCAAACTCTCCATGAGCTTGTCTTGGTTTCATATTTACGTTTTTAGATTTAGCTACACTATCTTTCATAGCATCAGCCTTACCTTGTTCGTAAAAGTGTTTTGCAATAGCATCTGCGTTCATTGCTGTGTATAAAGATTTATGATAACCTGCAGCATCTGATATTTCATTATTTTCGTTCAAAAACTTTTTGACAAAATTATTAATATCACTTTGGGTTTCTTTTACTTTATCAGCATCTTTAACATTAAACCTAAACTTCTTATCTCCAATGTTATATTCAAAACCTTTGAATTTATTGTTAAAAACTTTATCAGTTCTATTTAAAAAAGTTCTAGTTTGTTTTTCTGCTATTTTTTTATTCTCTTCCGACTCTTTGTTGTATCTATTAAAAAAATCTACAGCTTTTTGTTGTTCAGGCGTAAGCTTTGAACCAGCTTTGATTTCTTCATAGTATCTGGATTTTTGCCCTTCCAGGTGGGCTTTAGCGCTGGCAACTTGCTCTTTTAACGCTAATTTTTTTCTTCGTATATCTCTTTCTTCATCAACTTCTTCATCATAAGAAAACGAATCTTCCATAAGGAAGTTAATTTCTTCTGAATTTAAATGAGGTTTTGTTTGCTTGTAATATTCATATAATAAATCTTGATCTTCTAAACTACTATAATCTTGATTAAGCCTAACGTAATCACTTAAATCACCACCAGTTTCTTGCATGAAATCTACTAACTTTTGAATATTTTCTGGAAGCGGTGTTCCAGTAGCTTCTGCTTCAGCTATAGCTTCTTCAACTTGCTCTTCAACTTCTGCTATTTCTTCTTCAGTAGAATCTTCAGTAATTTCTTCTAATACTGTTTCTTCTTGTGCTTCAGTTTCCGGTTGTACTTCTTCTTGTTCTTGTGCGGGCTCGGTGTCTTCAGACTCTGCAACCACTCCCTCGTCGTTAGTGTTATCTTCTTTAGTTTCATTTTCTTCTGGTGTTATTGGTTTACTTAAATCTACTTTAACAACACTGTCATCTCCAGCGCTTTCAAATTTAGATTCATCTATTTGAGGTGTTTCCTCAACAGGCGTTTGTTCTGCCTGATTCTGTGTAGTTTCTTCAACTACGTTTTCATCTTTTTCTTCCATAATATAATATAATAATAATTAATAAATTTATCTAGGGTCAAAACTACCTAAATCAAATCCGCCTCCTAGTATATCATTACCTGCAGACTCAAAGTTTTTAGGTGGTTTACCTGTCTTTCTTTGTTCAATTAACTCACTTTGTTGAGTAGCTTGAATCCTTGTTCTTTCGTCTTTACGATCTTCTTTCTCTTTTTCTTTCATTTTTTGCCCTTCAGTTTCAACACCTTTTAACCGCATGTTAAACATAAACTCTAGTTCCATAAGTTCTTTTTTATGTTGAACTTCTTGAATCATTTTTTGAGAATCTATTTGAGCTTTTATTTGTTCTAGTTGAAGTTGGTTTTGAGTTATAGCTCCATTTTTTTGAACTTCTGCTTGAGCAGCAAACTGCTGTGCTTGTGCGTTAGCTTGAGCTTGCATTTGAATATTTTGCTGCTGACTCATTTGATCTCTTTCTTGTTTTTGTTTTCTTCTTATTTTTAATAATTGATTAGCTAGCTTAACATTTTTAATTTCTCTAAGATCAATAGCATCTTCTAGCTCTATGCTTTGTTGCGCTAAAGCTTGTTGTATGTTATTTTCTAATAACATTTTTTCTTCTTCATCAGGGGCTAATTCTATAAATATACCAAAATCATATAAATGTAATTCTTTTATTTCTTCTAATGTAGCAACATTGTGGCTACCTATAGCTTGAACAAAAGCATCTGCTGTTGGAGAATACTCTAATATATCAGATATTCTAAGTGATAATGACTCTGCAACCTCTGCTGTTAAAAATAAACCTGACTGTAGTATATGTCTAGTTGCTGTATTTGAATTTGCAGCTGCTAGTTTTTGTACACCTACTAAAGCATTTTTATCTGGAGTGCTACCGTCTCTAGCTTCATTTAATCCGGTTACATCTCTTATCATTTGTAAATAGTAATTGTATGTACCAATTAAACTTTGCATTTTAGCACCACCACTACCACTTGATATTTCTTGTATAGGTACTTTACCAGGATTTAAATCTCCATCAGAAGTAAAAGATCTACCAATAACAGAACCAGTTTGGAAGAACATATTTAAAGCTTCTTGTGGATTATAATTAGTACCATTACCTAAATCTATTTCAGCTAAACCGTCTGCATCTAAATAAACACCGTCTGGCACCATACGTGACATTACTTGTTGTAGTTTTAAATGAGTTAACTGTATCATGTCTGCAAAGCCAGTTATACGTTTTACTAAGCTTTCAATTCTACCTTCATAAATTCTAGGTGCTACAATAGAATAATTCATTTTTACTTTTGTATAATCACTTTTTGGACGCATCATGTTTTCTGACATTTCCCATTTAAGTAATTTATCTGTACCTAATATTAAAGCGCCTTCATACAAAGTTTCTATATTACGTTGAAGTCTAGAAAAATTACGATCTTCATTTTCTGGTGGATTAAAACTATCATCTTTTCTTATTACTTTTTCTGCACCACTGCCAACCTCTTTTATTTTATAAACTTCATTCATATAAGTTTTATAATTAAAGTATAAAACTTGAATAGTATTATTATCTTCTTTATCTCTATAATTTCTTGAGTTGTAGTTAGATCTATTATAAGATTTTTTACTCATTATATCTTGTAAGTCTTCATGACTTAAATGTGGAAACTGTTTAGCTAATTCATTTACTGGAATTAACTTAACTTCACCAACGTAATATATATCTTCAAAATAAGGAGAATCTGTGTATGAATATACAAGATTTGCAGGATCAACGTAATCTATAGTAACACCTTCTGATGTATTAAAATTTGTTTTAACACAACCTATACCTAAAACTGTTAAGTCGTAATAAAAACGTTTTTTAATTAATTCATAATTATTACCTTCCATTAAAACATTAAGAGCTTGTTCTTGTGCTAACTCTACAGTTTGTTTATAAGTAAGCTGCATATGTAGCTGTAATTCTTCTTCAGAATCAGGTAATGTATCTGGATCGTTTTCATATAAATTTAAATCAAAAGCTTCTTCAGCAAAATCATTAAGTTCTTCTGTTCTCATATCAGCTAATATCGACTCCATATATTCAGTACGTTTACTCATACCATATGGATCTTGAGAAAAAGCTTTTATATCATAAGTTCTTTCAGCTATACCATTAACTACTATATCTACAAACTTGGGTATAATAGGTACTGGTGTCCAGTCTAAATTTAAATAAGATAAATCACCATTTATAGATAACTCATCTTTATATTTTTGTATTGATTGTTCTCCTCTAGCATATAACCTTAAATTATGAAAGTTATTTTTACGTGTAGCATATCTACTTTCAATATTAGATTCTTGATCGAACCATTCTTTTTCTATAGCTTTGGCAACTTTTAAACCGTAATCATAGCTAAGCTTTTCAGCATCGCTCACAACTTGACTAGGAAAATAATTATTATTGTATTCTGCCATGTTTTATTTTATTATTTTAGATGTATTGCCAGTGTTACTATATCTGGAAATATTTATGTTTAATTTTGGTTTTTCTATTTTTGGATTAGGTGTATATAAATGTCTGTTACAAGCCATTATAGCTAATCCTGAACTTATTGAAGCATCAAACTTCGTTCTTTTATTTATATCAAACTTAGCCCAATCATTTAAAGTTGTATTAAAATACATACTTCCGTAATTACCCATTTGCATTTGACCAACATGTCCTTGTATATACATTTCAATTGCAGCTGCATGAG